TATTCGCATAACTTATAACATTGTAAAATCAAGCACTTATGGAAACTGTAGAAATGATGAAAATAACAACATCTTTTTTTTCTATCATTTTAAAGGGTTTAATAGGTTATAGCTATATGAAGTACTAACGCGCTACGCTTGTTGAACAAAAAGAAATCCCTAGCAAAGAAACACTAGGGATTTTTTTCGTTTGGCTGATTATAACTCGTCTAATATAAATGGGTTTGATGTTATTAGATATTGCTTATTGTCTTTTATCAGTGTTGCGCTAAAGTCGGAATGCGGTACAAGTGAATAACCTTTAGGTGCTGGGACTGGTTCTCCAAAGCGCTGGAAGAAATACGTCTTTTTGCCGTCACTTTCCATCACTCCTGTTATCGAAATCCCCTCTAAAGGATGAAGAGATTCAAGAGCTGAAGAATTAGGAGCTGAGCCAGTCAGGGAAAAACCAGAGGATGGAAGGTCTCTAGGTTTTTGCTTTGATTCGGTTGCTACAGTTGGTTGAGTGTCGGGTATCGAGGGCAACCCATAACGACCTATTAAAAGGCCAATCAATACCGTTAATAGAAAAAACTTGCGTTTCTTAATAGTCCCTTTGCTGAAATTTGCAAGTCGGGTTTTCCACTTTTCCATGAGTGTGGCCCTTGCAGATACATATCTCCCGACTGTGTAGTAAGGCGGTAGGTATAAGAATGTTCCACGCTCTTCATTAAAATCATACTTTTGTTCGGTGTCAAATGCGTCATATAAAGTTGTTCCTCTGTAAGCGTCTTTATCCGTTACGGGGTCTTTTGCGGTTAATCCATAGCGTGTTATAGCTAAATGCAATCGTGGCGTTTCAAACGTTCCAAGAGTTAAGAATTTTAGAATAAAACCTAAAAAGGGAATGTTGATTCGGTCAGTCCTAAGGCAGGTTATTAGATGCTCTCCAAACATATCGCGGATTTGTTTATCCAAAGCTTCAACATGCTGAATTATTAAGATTATGTCCCATCTTTTTTTTCTGGCATGCACCATCCATTGAATAAAATCCTTAATGTGTTGTTGGCGATAGTCTCTTGAGTTGAACATCAAACCACCTTCATCGAGAACCATTAGGCCGTTATGTTCTTCTCCAAACTTATCCGAACCCATGCCAATTGAATCAATGGCTTCTGCATTTATTTTATCAGGAAGGCGTAAAACCTCGCATCTTTTAGAGTCTACATTGATTAGATTTTCAAGCCATAAGTCAATATTAGTTGCGACTCGTTTATTCTCTAAAAGTGCATCGCGCATCTTGCCAACTGCGCATAAGGTTTTACCTGCTCCGAGTTTTCCTGTAAGTATAAAAACGGCCACGGTTAAGCCCTGAAGATATAAGTCTTTTTGCTCACACCCCAAGTTAACCATTTAAAGGTCATGCCTATAACTTCCATTGTAATAATCATAGCAAGAGCATTGTCCATATTTGCAGGAATAAAAGCGCCCACAATTGTTAAGGCATCGCCTATGCTTGGGGTAGCTTGAGCGGCTGAAATTGCACCTTGAACGGAGGACATTAAAAGATTAAACATTAAAATAAAAATGCTTGCGTAAAAAGTAAAAAGAAGAGTTACGCCAGCAGTACGAACAATGTATTTTGAATACTTTAACCAAACCTTTAAAATTAAGTCTCCAAGGTAAGTTAATACTGCGCTTATTCCTAAAACAGCGGGTAAGGGCATGAGTTAAGCTCCTAAAGGTAAGAATTTGCGACGGAAAACTGACCACCCATGTATGACAACTACAATTGAGAATAGCCACGAAAAAATACTTTTAACAGGGTTTGCTATTACGCAAATTGCATCACTTGAAGTAGTGGCTTGTCCAGGTATGGTGAGAGACATTGCAGAACAACCACCAGAAGATGGAGCTATGCCGGTGACACCAGCAACAAAAGTATCTTTTGCATCAGTTAGTTTGCTTTGAATTTCTGTTTCTTTTTCGTGTTCAGTACTAATGAATAATTCAGCATCTTCTAGCTGACCTTCTAGCTCTGAGTCAATTTGGTCAATTGATGGGTCTTGGTTTGGAAGCTCTTCAAACATTCCGCACCATAAATTATCAGCGTTGCATTCTTCGGGTTGTTCTCCTTCGCCTTGGTCAATGACACCGGTTCCACCAGTATTAGTTAACTTTGAGCCTAAATCAGTAATTGCTTTTATTTGGTTTCTACCTATCTGCTCTAGCTGATCAGTATTTTTGTCTATGTCTTGGAGTACACCTAAATTATCGGCTTCTCCGTCTCCATCAGTGTCATTATTCGGATTGTCTTCATTCTCTGAATCACCATCTTGATTGTCGGGGTTCATTTCAGAAAAGCAAACAAATTCGCCTTGATAATTTCCACAATTTGAATCACAGATTTGGACACCGCCATCAGTTCGGCAATGGTCTGCCTCATTGGCAGGACAAGCTTGTATTTGATTGCCTATGGCTGTGCAGTTGGGGTCAGGTTCAGCATTTGGAGCAGGGTCAACAAATGGGTCGTCTATTACATTATCATCTAAAGCTGAGCATTCTTGGCCAGTTGAAATATAAACCGTATAAGGCTGATAGGAATGGTCAAAGCCTGTTTTCTTTTGGAATGAACAATAATACTGAGAACCTGAGCTAGGAGGAGTACAAGCAACATCTAAGCCAGAATCGGTTAATGTAGGACTGCCAATTGTTGTACCAGACGGACAATTGGGGCTTAGGTCGGTGCAAAGGGTTGGTTGGCCTGTTTGGTTATCAAATGAAACGGTATAAGGATGCGTTGAAGGACACACATAATCAGAATGTCCTTCGTAAATAGATACTGAACGAGTTTGCCAGTGCTTTGTACCGTCTGTTAACTCACAAGCATAAGAGTAGGTGAATCGAACATACCCATATGAAACACCTTGAACAAATGAAAAGTCGTTATGATATAAACCTGTGAATGAAGTTGGAGGTAAGGAAGAACATATTTGATTAGCGTAATAAGCAAAGGCTTCGTGATGGCTTGAGTATCGAGGAGTGCCTGTAGCCGAACCTTCTGCATAAAAGGGTGCGCCTGTTCCATCTTGAATGGGGGGAACTTCTTCAGCTTTAGCAATAGCACTAAAAGCAAGAACGATAAAAAACAATGCGATTGATAAAGATGATTTCATTTTTTTATCCTTTAGTGGAAAGCACCGACCGCCTAGCGAGCTATGCGGGCGGTGCTTGGGGTTGCTATTAAATAGCTTTGTTACCGAAACGCTTAGAAAGTTTGAAAGCAATACCGCCAATCAAACCAGCGGCCAAGACTGGAATAAAGACAGCAACATACAAAGGTACGTCTGCGGTCATTTCAGCGGCAGCTGTAGAAACTTCTGCCGGAACAGCAGCGGAAGCAGTTTGTAATGCACCAAGTGCAAAAAGGGTAGTAATAGACAACAGTTTTTTCATGGATAAATCTCCTAGTTTAAGTTATACGGAAGTTTCCGCGTATTTTCGCCAAGTAATGACTATAAAACCTGATAGCCAGCACATAGCAAAACTTGTAAGGGAATACTGAACTAATTCAGATGGAGTCATAACATCAAACATTTTTTATCTCCTCATTCCCATATGTAAACCGATTAGGCCTGAAATAATTATTGTAGACATGCAGAGCAAATTAATTGCTACTGGAATGGCAAATTCCAACAATTGTCTAATGGCTTGAATATCGGTTTCCATTATTTAATCGGGGTTAAAACAGGGTTAATGGACAAGGCATCATATTGACCAATATAAAAACTTTTTGGGTCTAAGGTATACATGCCTAAATCATACGGGGCTTGCTCGTCACCTAGGCGAATGACAAATTTTTCTGGATATTTGTCGCCCGTGTGAATGTATGCAGTTTGCTTGCGGATAGTGTAGGGGTTGCCACTTTTGGCAGTTCCTGAATTAATATCTACATCTTTGCTAGCAATTTCGATTTTAATAGTCATTGGTATTTCTCCTAGTTTAAATATGGGCTACCCATCGCAGTCTCTTGGGGTAACCGTCATGGTTTGAAAGGTTATTTACAATTTGCTCAGGGGTGTAACCAAGCTCATTTACAAGAAAGTATATTAAGCGCCCATAGCCTGTACGGGCAAAAACAACGAGTTGGTCAGCTTGAATTTTTAGTTTATTTTTAACGGTTCTAATAACAAATTGACAAGCTGAAGCAAAATTTAAAGCAGGATAAGAGCCTGAAAAATAAGCTACAGGGTTAATTAAAACATCGAGTGGGATTTCACGCTGGGAGCTATGTATTTCAACTTCAAATCGTACCCAAGGTGATAACTTGTCTCCGAGTTGCTTTCCTTTTTCATAGGCTCGGAATATCTTTCCTGAGATTCGAGAACCAACATAAAAAGTTTCTCCACTATCATCATTTTTTTTGCAGATTCTATTAGCTTTTGGTGGGCGTCCATTGGAGTTAAATTCTCCTGAATCATATAGGGATTCTGCATGGTCGATTGATAGAGAACCGTCAAAGCAATCAAGAGCAATGTCAACGCGCTTAATGCAAACATTGGACAATGTCGAAAGGGACTTATAGAGCGCTTTAAAATTACGCTTGTCAAGGACAGAACAGCCGTTGCCAGTGATATAGAATTGGATTTTTTCTTCATTTTGAACTTGCTCCATCTGTCCAGTTTTTGGATTGAGTTTTTTTGAAATGTTGTTTCCACCGAAAGCTATAAAGCCTAAATCATCCACGAAAGGAATAGAGTAATTAAAAAAATTCCTGCGACCTCTAACTTCCAAGAGTTCGAAGGGCAGGCACAAAATAGAGCGCATGTAATCCTGAAAGCAGGATTGTAGACGCTCCAAAGGGATTTTTGAAAAGCAAGAAATGCCGTAAATTCTTTTAAATTGGTCTGCGCCAATTGTGAAAGAGAGTGTGTCAAGTACTACTGAATAATCCGTGCCTGAAAGGTCAGGTTGTAATACTTTACCCACGTAGTTACTGTCGTGGGTCTCAGCTGGCGCTGTCATCTGATTCATGGTTTAGTCCTTACTAATTCGGGTTATGATGTACACTACAACAAGAGAGACAAGGAAAAGGGCGCTAACAGAAAGAACAGCTTCCAGAGGTGTTAGCGGTTGAGTAGATGCAGGGTGCAAACAGTAATGGTCAATCATGGCTTAATCCTTTGTAATAACGTAAAACAGCATCAGACCCAAAACAGTAGCAACACAGGATGCAATGAAAAGGTTAGGCTGAAATGGAATTGATGCATAAGTTACGTGAATCATTGTTTTTGTGTGTCCATAAACATATAGGACTTTTTATATGTTCGGGGGCATACTGTCAAGTTATAGACATATATGCCCGCGCTTGCATAAGGTGTATTATTTAAAGATAAATGATTGTTTTGAGGACTTTGTTATGAAAAGCATAGAATTGCTCAAAAGAGTGATGAGCGAAAAGGACTGGACACCTTACAGGCTGGCAAAAGAGCTTGATATACAGCCATCATCGGTTTATAGGTTACTTGATGGTCATGCAATCATGTCTGATTATGTGGCATCGCAAGTGGCTGATTTGCTTGAAGTTTCAGAAATGGAAGTCATTGCTCTGTGCAACTATGAACGAAGCCTGAAAGAATCTGAACGGAAGTACTGGTTAAAAAAGTCTCAAGGGCTGGTCGCGGTGGCTTGCTCAATATTTCTGATTTTCAGCTTAAATATTGGAGCAAATTCAGCGACTTTAGACGCCCGAGCGAGTACAAATTCTATAGATAGCGTCCTTATGGCGCTTTTTTTAATGGTTATACTTATTCGCATAACTTATA